GGTTATACCTTGTATTTAATGGGAACTTTCTTTACATCTGCAAACTCAACCGCAAACGCATCAACCAACTTTCAATTGATTCAACGCCCATTGGGTGGTGTGTTTAGAATACAAAGTTCAGCGCGTATTCCCGGCAACGGAGACTTCGTGCTTGATCTGCACACACCCATTGCTTTTACTGAAAAGACAGACCTTGAAATTAGGGCAGTTGCTTCAGCAGGGGCTTCTAATGTGTCTGCTGAGTTTGAAGGCATCTACATTAAGAACCCTGACTAATCATGCCAAGCAAATCACCAGCCCAACACAAGTTGATGCAAGCCGCCGCCCATACAAAGGGTGGTTTTGGCGGTGTCCCTCAAAAAGTCGGCAAAGAGTTTGTCAAAGCTGACAAGGGTAAAGAATTTAAGGAAGGTGGGCTCTATGCCAACATTCATGCAAAACGTAAAAGAATCGCTGAAGGCTCTGGTGAAAAAATGCGCAAACCAGGTAGCGAAGGTGCGCCAACGGCTAAAGATTTCAAAGAGTCAGCAAAAACCGCCAAACTGAAAAAGGGCGGCGAAGTCAGCCTTAGTATCAAGCGCGGCGAAGCGCTTCCTGCGTCTCAAGGAGCAGGGCTGACTGAAAAAGGACGTAAGAAATACAACGCGGCAACAGGCTCTAACCTGAAAGCTCCTCAGCCTGAGGGCGGTCCTAGGCGAGATTCGTTCTGCGCTAGGATGGGTCCTGTTGCAGAGAAAAGTGAAAAAGGTAGTAGAGCCAGAGCTTCTATGCAACGATGGAATTGCCCAGGATGGTGATGTATGAGCACTAGCGGAACAGTAGGTACAACGGTAGTCAATGTTCAGAAGTTCATTGACCACGGCGCTCGTCGTTGTGGCAAGTTGGCTGAGGAACTTACTTCTGAGCAGGTCTTGTCTTCGCGCGAGTCTTTGTTCTTTTTGTTGTCAAACTTAGTCAATCGCGGTATCAACTATTGGGCTATCAGTAAAGAGGTTATCGGTTTACAAGCTGATAAATACATTTACAAGCTGCCTCTAGGCGCGGTAGATGCCCTCAACGTATTATACCGTACACTAAATCGCCCTACGGGGGGTTACTCAGCTTCGTCAGGTGTTGCAAACAATGCGTTTGACAATGACGTAACGACAAAAGACGTTCAGACGTCACCGAACGGGAATATCTCAGTAAATTTCGGCACTGATAACGAAGTTTATGCAGGATCTATCGGTATATTGCCTGGCGTTTCTGGCAGCTTCCATATCTTACTAGAGTACTCGACTGACGGCTCAACTTGGAGCCTGTTAGAAGATACCGGCGTCGAGACGTGGGTAGATAATGAATGGTTGTGGTACGACATCGACCCAGGACAGTCAGTTCAGTATTACCGTATGCGTGAAACTGGAGGCGGTACGCTTCAGGTTCGTGAGTTTTTCGTCGGTAATAACAGCCGTGAAATACAGATGGCTCGTCTGAACCGTGATGACTATACGAACTTACCGAACAAGAACTTTACAGCTAACCAGCCGTATCAGTTCTGGTTTGACCGCACTATTCCTCAGCCCTCAATTTATTTGTGGCCAACGCCCAGCGACCCATTTATCCAGATGACAGTCTGGTATTCACGTCAAATCCAAGACGTGGGCGCTCTAACCGATGAGTTAGAAATACCGCAGCGGTGGTACTTGGCAGTACAGTCTATGCTAGCTCATCAGATGAGCATGGAGTTGCCCGGAGTTGATCTGCAACGTATTACGTATCTTGAAGCTCAAGCTGAGAAGTACCTCTATCAAGCTGAGCAAGAAGAACGCGATAAGTCACCAATTTACTGGGCTCCGAACATATCCGTTTACTCTCGATAATTAGAGTTAAAATAAGGGTATGCCACGCTTTCTTGACACCCTAGGATACTCTGATATCGCTATCGCAGTTTGCGATCGGTGCAAGATGAAGCGTGCCCACTCGGTAATGCGTTCTGACCCTAATTTTCCTGGCTTGCAAGTGTGTGATCAGGGTTGCGCTGACCAGCTAGACCCTTACCGCTTACCGGCTAGACAAACCGAACGGATTCAACTCCGTTTTCCTCGCCCTGATGTTTCCGTGGCGGACACTGACCGTAACTTGGTTACAGATCCAAACGGCGCGTATATCATTTCTACGCAGCAAAACACGCAAACACCAGAAGATAATGGAAACCTTGACATATTGAGTCCGTAATATGCCTTCAGCACAAGTACAGATAACGCAACTCCCAGCAGCTGGCGCAATCACAGGCACAGAGTCAGTACCTATTGTTCAGAACGGGCAGACCGTACAGACAACTACGGGGGCTATTGCAGCGTCACCTTCGCAGGTATATCAGTACCTGACGGTGATACAGACTCCGCAACTGCCTAACAGCCGTTACCTGTCTACCTCAACTGGACTCGGTTTGGCAGACGGTGGCGCTCAATCGGCTTATACGCTCAGTTTAAATGGCGCTGCTGGAAGCCTTGAGGCAGCAGGGGCAGGCATTATTGTCAAGACGGGAAGTACAACGGTCACGGCGCGTCAGTTAACTACCTCGGGCGTGGGCTTGAGTATTTCTAACCCAGACGGCACTGGGGCAAACCCAATTTTCCAACTGACCGGCATTGCTGCTGCTGTGGCAAACTTGTCCGGCACCGGTATGCTGGCTTTAACGGCTGGCGGTACATCAGTTTCTGGTAGAACTATTACCGGAACGGCTAACCAAATTGCAGTCGCTAACGGCACAGGCGCCAGCGCTGACCCGACGATAAGTATTGTAGACAATCCTGCGTTACCCGGAACAGGCGCGGTCACGATGCCCAAAGGCACTACAGCGCAGCAACCCTCCGGTGCACCAGGACAGTTCCGCTTCAACACTGACACGCAAACTTTTGACGGTTATGCCTCAGGTACTTGGAATCAGTTCTCGTTAGTCGGCGGCGTTACGTCGTTTAATGCAGGGGGTACTGGACTTACACCAGTCGCCGCTACTGGCGGTGTTGTAACTCTAGGCGGCGTAGTAAATGTCTCTAGCGGGGGTACGGGTGCAAGTTCTTTGACTGGTTACGTCAAAGGTGCAGGTACCTCTATCATGACAGCGTCTGCAACTATCCCAACTACAGATCTGTCTGGTACAGTCAGCAATGGGCAACTCGCTAACAGCTCAGTTACCTTTAATGGCGTTTCAGTCGCTCTAGGTGCTTCTGGCACTATATCTGCCCTTACAACAAATGCGTTGACTTTTGGTACAGGTATGAGCGCAGGGTCATTTAACGGCTCAACCGCAACGACTATCAACCTTGCCAATACTGCTGTAACCGCAGGGGCATATGGCGCGGCGTCTAAGACGTTGACTGCTACAGTTGACGCCCAAGGTCGCCTAACTGCGCTGGCTGATACAAATATTGCGATTGCCAACACGCAGGTTTCTGGTCTTGGCACTATGTCCACCCAGAACGCGACTGCTGTTGCCATTACTGGCGGAACAATCAACGGAACTACTGTTGGAGCATCCACTCCCGCGGCTGGTACGTTCACAGCATTAGCAACAACGACTGGCACGGTTTCCACCGCACCAACTGCCGCAACGGACATTGCCAACAAGCAGTATGTAGACGGTCTCGTTGCTTCGGGAATTCACTTTCATGCGCCAGTGCGCGTCGAGTCGCCCATCAATCTGAATGCGACCTACAACCAACCAGGCGGGGCAGGAGTTGGTGTCGGTGCTACGTTGACCAACGCAGGAACACAAGCCGCATTGGTAATCGATGGCGTTACCCTTTCGGTCAGCGATCGTGTATTGATTTATGCCCAAACAAACGCTATTCAAAACGGCGTGTACGTTGTGACTAGCGTAGGCTCTGTCTCAACGAATTGGATTTTAACTCGTTCTTCCGATACCGATACGTATGGACTTACTAGTGCATCAACGCTGGGTGAAGGTTCGACTTTCTTTGTTCAGCAAGGCGCAACTGGAGCTGGCGAAACCTACACCTGCAACACTTCCGGCGTTATTGTTTTCGGCACAACAAACATCACGTTCGCTCAAATCAGCTCTGCGCAAATCTACAGCGCAGGAACTGGCCTCACGCTGACTGGTACGACTTTCAGTATTACCAACACCGGAGTCGCCGCCGCCTCTTACGGAACTGCCTCTCAGGTTCCCACTTTGGCGATCAACGCACAAGGTCAGATTACCAGTGCCAGCAATACTTCGATTGCAATCAACGCAAACCAGATCACATCTGGAGCTGTAACGAACGCGCAGCTAGCAAACAGCGCTGTTACTGTAAACGGCACGGCGATATCTTTGGGAGCGTCTGGCACAATTACCGCCGCTAATCCAAACGCTTTGACAATAGGTACCGGACTGACAGGTACAAGTTATGACGGCTCAGCTGCGGTCACAATAGCCTTGGGTACGTCTGGTGTAGTTGCCGCTACCTACGGCTCTGCATCACAAGTGCCCGTCTTCGCAGTTGACACTTACGGTCGCGTGACCTCAGTTACAAACACCGCAATCGCTATCGCCGCTGGCGCTGTATCAGGTCTAGCGGCTTCAGCTACTACTGACACAACCAACGCCGCCAACATCACCTCTGGAACGCTTTCCACGGGTCGTATAAGCGGTTCTTACACTGGCATCACTGGTGTAGGTACTCTAGCGGCGGGTACTTGGAACGGTACAACTATCGGAACCGCATATGGCGGTACAGGCTTAACTGCTACGCCTTCAAACGGTCAATTGGCTATTGGTAACGGTTCAGGCTACTCACTTGCTACTTTGACTGCAGGAACTAACGTCAGCATCTCAAACACCGCTGGTGGCATCACGATCTCCGCGACTCCATTTGCTGGCGGTACGGTACAGAGCGTGGATGTATCGGGCGGCACAACTGGTTTAACTACTAGCGGCGGTCCGGTTACCGTCACAGGTACGATCACCCTTGCAGGCACATTAGTTCCTGCTAACGGCGGTACAGGGGCTACAACGCTGACTGGTTACGTGTACGGCAACGGCACAGGTACAATGACTGCGTCTACTGCAATCCCGAACTCAGCGATCACTGGCCTTGGTACAATGTCAACGCAAAACGCTAGTTCTGTTGCAATCACTGGCGGCACAATTAACGGCACATCGATTGGTGCGACAACGACATCAACTGGTGCATTCACAACATTGAACGCCACGACTGGCATCTTCGGAGGAACCTTCTAATGGCGGCTTCAGGCTTCACCCCAATATCGCTGTACTACAGCACGACGGCTTCTGCCGTTCCTACTTCTGGTAACCTTGCTAACGGAGAGCTTGGCTTAAACATCGCTGACATGAAGCTGTACGCGAAGAACAGCGCAGGTACAGTTACGTTGCTTGCTTCTAGTAGTTCAACTGGTGCTACGGTTTCAAGCGTATCTGGTACAGGCACTGTTAACGGCTTGACCTTGACAGGCACAGTAACCACGTCAGGTAGCTTGACCTTGGGCGGTACGCTTAGCTTAGTAAGCCCACCACCTATTGGTTCAACTACACCTAATACTGGCGCGTTTACTACGCTGAGTGCTACTGGCAACGTAAGCACTGCAAGTGGGTTCGGGTATTTGTGGGGCGCAGGCGCTGTACAGATTTATAGCAACACAAGCTATTTGCGTTTTCGCACAGCAAGCACAGACAGGTTGGAAATCGACTCCTCGGGCAATCTAGGCTTGGGAGTTACTCCGAGTGCTTGGAACGCATCTTTTTACAAAGTTTTGCAAGTTAGCGATAGAGGCTCTTCCTTTGCATCTAATACAAGTTCATATTCAACTGCCCCATATTTATTTATTGGAAATAATATGTCACCACAAATGCATCTGCTCAATATCGTCAAGTAAATGCTGAACATCAGTTTTTTACAGCCGCATCAGGCACAGCAGGAAACGCTATCACCTTTAATCAGGCGATGACTCTGGATGCAAGTGGTAACTTGCTGGTGGGTACTACAAGCAACGCTAACAGCGATAAATTAGTTGTCAATGGTGGGGTATATCAATTCCAAACTGTTAATGGAAGTTCAGCAAGTCCTGTTACAAATGGCGGTTATTTGTTTGGGCCTAACAGCACTACTATTTATGCGGGTATGAGGTTCGTTAATCAAATCCTCAGTAACAATAACACGGCAATAGCGTTTTATACAACTTCAAATGCAGGAAGCGCAACGGAGCGCTTCCGTATTTCTGGTGATGGCGCTTTAGGTATTGGCTCATCACCATCCTACGGCAACGCAGGTGAGGTGTTAACATCTGGCGGCGCAAGCGCGGCACCTACTTGGGCGGCGGCAGGTGGTGGTTCACAAGCATTCGTCGCCTTTGGCACAACTGGCGGTTTTTAATTTTTAGGAGAAATAAATGGCACAAACAATCAGTATTCAACGAGGCTCTGTTACATACACGGCTAGGGGTGACAACTCAACATCTAACATTACGACTTTGTTTACAAACACGTCAAGTGGCAGTGGAACAAGGGTAATCATTAACTACCTTACCGTTCAAAATCCTTATGTTACTGGTAGCGGTTATGACGTAGGCGGCGCAAGATGTTCAGGTTTTCTGGGGGTAGTTTCTTCAGGAACAACTGGCTCAATTATTGGCGGCATGACTGGTAACTCCACTAATACTAGCGTATTTGCAATGCCTATTGGTGACCCTAGTAATGCGAGTACTGGTGGGGCTTCAACTCTTTTTGCTCCACCAAGATTTAGAGCCGCACAATCCCAAAATAACCAAGTTGGCTTTACAAATACTTGGCCCCAAAACATTAGTCAATCTGTAAGTGACACAACAAATTTTGGATATTGCCCGCGAAGTTTTTGGATAGGTCCAAGCGATGTTATGAAATGGTGGCCCCAAAACTCTAGTTATAACGTTCCTTCAGGAAAATCTTCAACTACTTTCTATTACACGCAAACCCTGTATTACAGTTTTGTTTGCATCACAGAATCTTAAGGAAAGATAAATGTATTACATCATCTATAAAAAATCTGACAAAACAGTTTTGTTTACAAAACATGATGACGCAACTGGCTGGAAAAACCCACCAGAAGTTATTTTTAATCAAATCTGTGAAGACAGACAGGTCAATCCTGCTGACTATGTTATTGAGGAAACCATAAAACTTGACGGCATCAGGACTGATGGCTCACAGATTTACGAATCAGCAACAAAAACATTGTCTGATAACCCTGCGTGGGTTCCTCCTCCTGCAATTGAGGCGACACCTTTGCCTGTGACTGACATCTCTCAAGGGGCGCAGTAATGGCATATCCTGAAATTGCCTTGAGTTGCGTGTCGTCTGTTTACGTTCGTCAAATTCATTTTTTAAATTCTGGCGATGTTGAGACTGGTCACGAGCATTGTTTTGACCACCAGACATTGATTGCCAAAGGCTCTGTCCAAATTGAGGTTGACGGCGTTAAAACTGTTTTTAAAGCACCTCACATTGCTTTCATTAAAAAGGGCGTTGTTCATGAGTTGACGGCGCTGGAAGATGACACCCTGTGCTATTGCATCCATGCTTTGCGTGATGGTGACAATGTTGGCGACATCATCGACCCTACTTCAATCCCTTTGGGTTGCGGCTCTGTTGATGCTTTTCAAGTTGCAAAACCTTTGATTCGTACTGACAACATTCTTCCAACGCCTCATTTGGGTCAGTAATGGCTGAAATCATCTACCAACGTCAATTCCTTGACCGCGCTGTGTGCGAGTCTTTGAATGCGTGGGTAGATGAGGGTGTAGAAAAGAAATGGCTTGATGTTGGTCGAAGTGAAAACCCAAGCTGGGCTTACAAAGACCGACTAACAACCAGAAACTATGGAACTCGTTTTGAGTATCCTGCTGTGGTGTATCAAGTGTTTGACGAAATAACTCAATTGCTTGGTCTGCATGATGCTCCCAAGAGCGTTGTCGGCGGAGGGCGTAATGGGGTTGTGGTGAGTTATACATTGTCTGGCGGTGATGTGTACAAACATAAAGACCCAATGGAGGGTGACCTCCATGTCCTGCGGTGCAACGTAATGACAAGAGCCGCTGATGCTGGCGCTGAGTTGTTTATTGGTGGCGAGAAGATTGACATTGGTGTTGGTGATTTGCACTGCTATTTACCATCTGATGTTGAGCATTACGTTACCACGGCAGAAGGTGATACGCCACGCATCATGTGGATGTTTGGGTATCAAATTTCCAAAGAAAACTTTTTAAAGATTAAAGAGAGGTTTGAAAATGAACTTGCAGTTGCCAATTGAAACAGCAAACCAGATCTTGGGTTACTTGGGCACACGCCCATACCAAGAGGTGTACGGCTTGATTCAAGCGATACAAGAAGCCGCTAAACCACCGGAGCCATCGAAGGTCGAAGATGGAACCAGTGGAGACTAAACTCGCCGTCCACGAGGCGGTGTGCGCTGAACGCTATCGATCGATTGAGGATAAACTCGATCGCGGTAAAGAGCGGATGAAGACCGTTGAGTACTTACTGTACATACTCTTAGCGGCGGTCTTGTTCGGTCCTGGGGTCGCGGGTGAGTTTGTCAAAAAAGTTTTGGGGTTATAGTATGTGGGACTGGGCTGAAGCATTCATTGCCGCAGCTCTTCTTGTGGCCTTTGTAATTTTTGGTACGTACATTATTGCGTGGACTTTGGTGTGATTCCAATAGACCCCATAGCAGCACTGGATGGGTTGCAAAATGCCATCAACATGGTCAAGAAGGCCAGCAAGGTCGCTAATGATTTAGGCGGTCTTGCCCCGATGATTGGCAAGATGTTTGACGCTCGGAGCACCGCTACCAAGGCGATGATCGAGGCCAAACGCTCCAAGAAGGGTTCCAATATGGGAACCGCGCTACAGATCGAGATGGTGCTTGAGCAATCCAGAGCGTTTGAGGAAGAGCTAAAGATGCTCTTTATGACCACGGGCAAGATTGACGTATGGAACAAGATCAAAGCGCGTCAAGCCGCAATGGATTTAGCAGATGCCAAAGAGATGAAGGCACTACGGTTTGAAGAGAAGAAAGCCAAGGAAGCCGAGGAAGAACAGACAATTTATCTAGTTGCGGGCTTGGCAATTGTTTTTCTTGTAACGCTGATTGCTTTTGGCTTGACTGAGTTGCAGAATATTTGCGGCAAAGCAGGATGTGGGCGGTGAATGAGTATCAAAAGCAATTTGACCTCTTCCTTAAAGTTTTTGTGCGGTTGTGCATTGCTTGGTGGGTACTTGGGTTTCTCCAGTTCCTGCCTGATGACTTATCAAATAAGATTGTGAATAAACTACTTGGAATGATTGGACTAGGATGAGTGACGAAAAGCCAGCAGACATACTAAGCAAGGTGCTGTCCTATGTGGATAGCCCGTTCAAGCTGTTCGCGCTGATACTCATGGCGGTGTTTGCGTTCTCTGGTTACTTTGTCTGGCAGAACCAAGAACTGCTGATGGGGGCATACAAAGAGTCTAAGAAGATGCCAAGCATTGTCGAGGACAGAGTAGAGGACGCCGCCGCCCACCTATTCAAAACCACCAACGCCACCATCGTTGCTGTATTCAAAGTGAACCCCATGTTTGGAACCAGAGTGCTGTACCGCGCTTACACCAAAGAAGGTCGAGACAAAATTAACGACGGGTTGGATGTAGGCTTGTTTACCCAGAACGCAGGTAACAATTCAGATGTAGTCAAACTAATGGCTGGAGAGACGCCTTGTGGTGAGTACAAGTCAGCGCAATCCGAGATGGGTTTGTGGTACATCGCTAAGGGCGTTACCTACACTTGCCGAATCAGTATTCCACCCGACCCAAGCAGATTTGTAGGTCAGATCACTGTAGGTTGGGATAATGAACCAGCCGACATTCAGGTAACGAGAACCATGATGGATATTGCAGCCACCATGCTTTCAAGGAGTAAACAGTAATGGCGCAGTTTGAACCAGCTTTTGAGCAAATGATTAGAGATGAGGGTGGCTACGTCCTTCATGAAGTCGCTGGCGACACAGGCGGTATGACCTATGCCGGTATTGCCCGTAACAAGAACCCACAGTGGAATGGTTGGGCACTCGTTGACAAAAAAGAATTCGGCGGCTCTCTTACACCTATGGTTCGTGAGTTCTACCGAGTTGAGTTCTGGGACAAGATGCGCGGCAATGAGATCGGTAATCAAGAGGTAGCCAACACTATTTTTAATTTTGGGGTGAATGCGGGTATGGGTATGGCTGTAAAGCTGGCTCAGCTAGTAGTAGGAGCTACACCTGACGGCGGGATCGGCGCTAAGACTATTGAAAAACTCAACGCCGTGACAGACGGTCAAAGATTCAAAGAATCGTATGCCTTGGCAAAGATTGCCAGATACGTTGAAATATGCAATAAAAACCCTGTGCAGGTTAAATTCCTCAAAGGTTGGATCAATAGAACATTGAAAGGTCTAGCATGAGCTTGCTGGCTGTAGGATCAATTATTGAAGCTGTTGGTAAGGTTGCGGGCGACCTAATTACGACCGACAAGGAAAAGCTGGAAATGGAGATCGAGCAGCGGAAGCTTGATCTTGAAGAAAAACGAATTGACCAAGCGACTGACCTAGCGCAGATTGAGGTCAACAAGATTGAAGCTGCCTCGTCTAGCGTGTTTGTATCCGGTTGGAGACCCGCTATCGGTTGGATCGGCGTCGCGGCTATGGGCTATCAGTTTTTACTGTATCCACTGTTTCAGTGGTGCTGGAAGTACTTGCAAGCAATGGGTTGGATCCCAGCAGGTATGGAACCTCCTCCCGTACTAGATGCAGATCAGTTATGGGTTATCTTGTCTGGCATCTTAGGTATTGCCGGTATGCGTTCTTTTGAAAAGACCAAAGGCGTCGCCAGTAAATAATAGAGCTTGATTACTTCTTAGTAGAGGTTATAATGAAGCGCGAAAAGCGAGGTAACTTATAATGACAGTCGCAGCCGTAATGACGTATGATTCTCTGGTGGAGAATATCCAGTCGTATCTGGAGCGTAACGACACCGCCACTCTGGACAAGATTCCTCTATTCATCATGTTGGCTGAGCAAATTATCGCCAGTCAAATCAAGTTTCTTGGTAACCTGACAGTTAACACTAGCACGTTGACTTTGGGACAAGCTACTATTTTGAAACCTGCTAGGTGGCACAAGACCGTATCGTTTAATGTTACAGTTGCCGGCCAGCGTCAGCCAGTGCTGCTGCGTAAGTATGAGTACTTGCGTGAGTACTGGCCTGATCCAACTGCTACAGGCGTGCCTGCTTTCTATTGTGATTATGATTACAACAACTGGTTGATCGCGCCCACGCCGAGCGCTGCGTACAACTTTGAAGTGCTGTACTATGAGCGTATTCAACCGCTAGACTCGTCGAACCAGACAAACTGGTTTACTACGTACGCTCCTCAGGCGCTACTTTACGGGTCATTGCTACAAGCGATGCCCTTCCTCAAGAACGACACACGAACACCGATCTGGCAAGCCCAGTACCAGCAAATTATGGATACGCTGGTTGCTGAGGACAAACTCCGCATCGCTGATCGTCAAGCCATAGCGGTGGACTCATGAGCTATGTATCACCCTTTACCGGCGATGTAATACAACCGACGGACGTAAGTTTTAGAGCGTTTAATTTAAGCTCTAACTTAACGCTATCTTGGCCAATCAACGGCAACGCCACTAGCAACTACGCAGCGCGTATTATGGATGTAACGCCCACGGGTGCGGGCTTCTCATTGTCCATGCCTCCGGCTAATCAAACCTCAGTCGGTACCGATGCTTTGATACGTAACTTAGGTGCTGTAGCGTTTACAGTTAAAGACTATGTAGGCGGCACAATCGTTAGCATTGCTGCAGGAACAGCGCAGTACGTATACCTAACTACAAACCCTAACACGGCAGGTACGTGGGGCGTGATCGCTTTTGGTGCAGGTTCCTCTGGAGGAAACGCAGCTACACTTGCCGGTTACGGATTAGTAGCAAGCGGAGTTACTTTAAACCAAAGTCACCCCAGCGCTGCAATCACGAGCGGGTCAACTTTTGCAGACACTGATAGAGCTCAGACTCGAGTATGGGGTAGCGGAACAGGTACAGCGACTCTTCCTGCAGCGGCGACTCTAGGCAATAACTGGTTTACCCTTTTCAAGAACAACGGCACAGGATCTTTCACGATCTCTTGCACAGGCGCTGAGCTGATTGACGGCAACTCTAGTAAGACGTTTAACCCGACAGAGTCAGCGTTTATCGTTTGCACCGGCACAGCGTATGTAACCGTCGGCTACGGAGTCAGCTCATCGTTTGCATTTACAGCTCTAACGAAGAACGTAACAGGTGGATCAGTTTTACTGACAAACAATGAAGCAGCAAACAATATTCAAGAGTATGTAGGTAGCTTGGTTAGCAACGTGACGGTGACGTTCCCGCCTGTGGTTAACTTGTATGTAATCTCGAATCAAGTAACGGACAATGGATTTACATTTACCGTAACTACAGGTTTAGGCTTTGCAGCGACGATTCCTCCTGGGCAGCAAGCCACCCTCATTTGCGACGGAACAAATTTTTTAAATGCAAACACTACACAGGCAGGAGCAACGACTGTCAGTTTGGTGGACGGAACCGTCGGAACCCCGTCGTTAAATTTTGCAGCTGAGACAAATACAGGTATTTATCGTCCTGCGGCTGGCGAGTTAGGCATCTCTGTGCTTGGAACGAAGCGTGTTGGCGTAACCGCAACAGGTGTTTCTGTGACGGGCTCTGTAGCAGCTTCTGGCACTGTTTCTGGGACAACCGGAACATTTACTACAGGCATTGCTGGAGGCACGTTTACATGACCGCAAAAGTTTTTGCTCTTGATACCAAACCAGGTATTCAGCGTGACGGAACTGTGTTTGACAAAGAGTTCTACAACGCAGGACGCTGGGTTCGGTTTCAACGCGGACGCCCTCGCAAGGTCGGCGGTTACCGTGAGATTGTAAACGACCTAGCAGGACCGTCTAGGGGCATATACCTCAATCCGCAGCAGAACTTTAACAACGTGTTTAGCGGGT